GGCAATCAAAACTAGCTCCGAAGGTCTACGGGCGATGGCCCTCTGTAGTCGAGCCACCCCCTAGACCTGACGTTTATACTTCGATTCAGATTAGTGGAGGCATTCCCTATTTTGTGGCGTCTTGGAATCCTCACAATTTTAAGGTCGTCTACACCACTGAGGTATACGACCCAACAATGAACCCTAATTGGTTCTCAGTTGGTTGGCAAATCAGCCCTGAGGGACTCGAAAATCCCCCACCACTCGCGACCGTCGCGTCTCTGCATTCCCTCAGGTATGGCTTGGGGAGAATAATCGCGGAGTGGGACGAACCACCCAATAGGAAATAAGTTTAATCGCTGCGCTTTTCGCCACCAAATCTTTCAGCGGCATCAGCCGACTCCGTAAGGTAAAGAATCTGATCACCCCCCTCTCCGACAGTGATGGAGGCCTTCGCTTCAGCCTTCTTAAAAGCATCATAACAGACGGCAGCTCTTTGCTTAGCATCTTTGAATTCGCCTTTCTTAGAAAGATCCGCCATACAGCGGTTTACGAAATCACCTCTTTTTTCTTTATTTCTAGGGCTAGGGAGTGGCATACATACCCTTACACTATAAAAGCTCCATCGGGGAACGGAACTCCTCATAAGGAAGAAACCAGTGCTCACAAGTATTAAGAATATCATAGAGCCAAACGGTGGTCATGAGATCTTTTCGGTTTTTTCTAGTATAACCTTTATATAAAGAGTCTTTTATGTGTCCCACCTTATCTTCAAGGTCACAACTCATCGCAAATTTGTAGAGGTCTTTGTTTTTAACACATAAGAAAAATGACCCATAATCAAAAGCTATAAAAGATGGTTTGTTTTTATCGTTACACCACCCCATGTCGCCTAATACATTATTGATTTCTAAAAGAACTTTACCCTCTTTTTGAGTTTGCTTTAAGCCTTTTACATCAAATCCCACGTCCTCTACAATAAAGTCTGTGTGGTTCTTGATGTCATCCTCTTGGGAGGTCTTCTTGATAACCTTACCCGCCGCCCTACAAGAGTCATAGAACCGTTGCTGCCCCTCCTTGCCTATCTCCAAAGACTTTTTAATGTGCCCTGCGGAGGACATTTTTTGGGCTTTCCTAGATATCATAATGAAAATTATCGGCGTTAAATGCCTTGTCGTCAATCCAAAAATCATAGGAGGGCTTCCCCATTCTTAATTCTGTTCTCTTAACGCCCCACTCATTGAGCTGTCTTTCTGTAAGCTCAGAATAATCTACGCCCGAAAAGCTTCCCCTTCCTGTCCAGTAAATGATTGTATGACCCTGTTCATATAAATCATTAAAGAATTTTATTCTTCCCTTTAAGGGGGCAGCATCCTTATAAGGGACTCCTTTCTCATAGGTGCAAATAGTGCCGTCAATGTCTACTATATATCTCATTTTTTATTAATTTTATTAATAATGTTACTACTACTTATGTCTTCAACAAAAGGGATTACTTTCAATATAGCGTTACCCTTAGCCTTTAATTCTAATTTGTTTAAAGAGTCTTCGTCATAATCACCTCCCTTGCACCAGAAATCTGGCTGCAATTCCCTTAACTGCTTAGCCACTGTTTTTGTATTAAAAATAAAAACATAATCAACTGCCTCATGGCAGGCAACTGTATAGGCTCTTTGTTTAGCAGAAATTATCGGCCTATCATCTCCCTTCAGAGCTTTAACACTCTTATCTCCATTAATGCCCACCACTAATTTAGAATTTAAGCTACAAGCATTCTTCATTGAATAAAGGATGCTCGCATGACCAGCATGAAATAAATCAAAACATCCATTTGTAAAAATAAAAAATTTCTTCATACCGCAAGACTCAAGCTGTCTTGCTGTCTGCCGCTCCTGTTTTATCTCCTTAAAGGAAAATATTTTATCATGATTCATGAAGTAGCTACACCCTTCTTTCTGATAACCCTTTGGCACCGATCTTGGGCGAAAGTAATTGAGGTGTCTGCGTCTAAAGTTAAAGTAAGGGAATATGCAAAGGCCGCTAAGAATGTATCTCCCGCCCCAGAAACGTCCCTCACCTCCGAGGGGTGCTTGATGGGGTAATCTTTGCCCTTAAAATAGCAGCCCCTTTCAGCTTTTGTTATTATCAAATTATCACACTTAAACCTCCAGTCATTTTCAATGTATTCTTTCTCATTGATTTTTACAAAAGTGAAAAGCCTTTCCCAGTCTGAATTATATTTTTTCTTTGTATCTAAAAAAGATAATTTTGCCCTCCCCCCAATCTCTTCCAAGTCTCTCTGTTTTAAAAATCCTTTGTTATAATCTGAAACTACAACAGCATCATAATCTTCTATATTCTCTGGAAGCTCCCCGCAATGGGGATAGCTGTCAGTATCTACCCTTAAAAACATTTGATTTGAAGAAGAATCAATGTATCTGGTCTTAAACCCCTCTGGTTCATTGGTAAATAAATCTATTTTATTTTCAAAGGGGGTGCCTTTATTTGTCTCTTTCTCAAGCACCACCATATTCGCGTATACATTGGTCGCCATCCCCAGATTTTCAACCCCCCCATCTGGGACAAACACAGGAGCAGGAGCTTCGGGGCAAAGCCTTTGGGCGCTACCATAGCAAAACCTATCGCTACAAGTCTCCCCCATTACCAGAAACTTCATTTCTGAGAAGATCCTTTCTCCACCCGATATGAATCTTCGTTAAAGTGTTGAGTGCTTATCTCGAAAACATGAGAGTCCTCTAGGGCTATCAGCTTATGCGGAATACAGGGTTTTAAATGAACAACAGCCCCCTCTTCTAAATATTTCTCTAATCTCTCTGCTTTCTCAAGATCAAAATATTCCAACTTTAATTTTCCCTTAGTAACGCACCAAGTTTCTTCTTTTTTTATGTGATAATGCATAGAGAAAGAAGCTCCCTTATTAAATCTAAGGATTTTACCACAATATTTTTCATTGTTGGTAATCCATAGCTCATCACCCCAGCCTTTAGGGTGAGCTTCTAATCGACTAAAAACAGGCTCAATACTCATCTAGAGTATTATAGCGCGTCAACAATAATAATCAAGGACTTATTCGCCCTTGTCTTTGGCTTTTCCAATGTTTAAGGCTGCCCAGTCGATGAGACCATAGACCTTAGACCAAAAGCTACCCTTTTTAGGGGTGGGAGTTGCTGCGGTAATAGCAGAAGCGAAAGCGATTGCAGTGGCAACCACGCCCCACCAAGGATTATCTTGAATTAACTGAATAATAGCGTCCATAATATATATTATATGCTTGTGACATACATTACACCACCCAAATTTTGAAGGGAACTATGCCCGCTAAATTAATTCAATGGACTCAGGGGCAATTTCCTCAAGCTCCTCACACAATCTATCTATTTCATTAGGCTGCATGGATCGAGCATTACTCTTTAGTTTTTCAACCTCCCTCTCAAATCGACAATACTTTTCTCCTTGTGATAAGTTTTTCTTATTTTGGTTATCATAAATAAAAGTGTCAAAGACCTCATACTTTGTAGGATCTATACATTTTTCAATAGGGCCAAAAATAGAATTACCTACGACATAATCAAAGATGTCATACCTGCTTACTTTAATTCTCTGCTTTTGCATCGGACTGATATAAGGTATTATATATCAGAAAAGAGTCAAGGTCTAAAGAATTCTTATTCGACTCCTAATTTTAGAAACGTGCCTTCTTTTTTCTAGCACAGAGCCTCCCTCTCTGCTGCCTGCCCCATTTGTGTTGCCCTCGATAGTCTTCACGTAGCCACTAGAATCTACGTCTTTTACGGCAAGAGCAATGTGAGAGAAGGTGAATATAACAATATCGCCAGCTTTAATATCTTCGTTTGTAGGTTTGCGAAGGTTAACTCCTTCTGCCGCTTGTTGTTTCGCCCAGTTTTCAAAATCCCAAGCACCCGCTGTCTGAGGCCTTGAGAAAGTTACCCCTTCGCCCTCTATAGCCTCGCGCACAAGCCAGCATATAAAGGCCGCACACCAAGGCCAGCCCTTGTCGGCATCTAGCCATGTCGCAGCCTTGTATTCGTCTACCCTAGGTCCGCAGTTGCTCCCATCCACCTCAGATACTCCTATCTCTTCCCGAGCCAAGGCCACCATTTTTTCAGATATGGTGCCGCCCAAAACCACGGGTTCTTTTGTGGATAATTTAGCTAGAATAGCATTCCAAGTTACTGGCCCATCCGCCCCATCAGCAGAAACGCCGAGCAATCTCTGCACGGCTTTTACCACTTCTTTTTTACCTTTAAAATTCATATATTATCCACATTTTTTACTAAACGAAGCGCACAGAGACATCACAATCGGTAAAACAACAGCTAGAATCATAAAGTCGCGAAATGTAGATGCTTTTTCCTTAAGTAAAAGAAGCTGGCTCTCTGTGTAGCAGAGGGCCGTCCTTTCTGCCTCAATCATTGCCTCTACGTCCTCAACAAGAAGAAGTCCGTTCCAGCCAAATATCAAAGAAATAGCAGCCAAACAGTAAACTATAAATTTCGGTCTCATTTCTTTTTGAGGAATTTTAACGGTCGTTTTTCAAACCGCTGACCCAAGCGGACCACTCCCCCAATTACCTCTGGGCTTACTACGCCAATTATCCCATAAGTTATTGCCTTCATAAGAGAGGATACCTCTGTTTGTTCCAAAACAAACCAAGCAATCCCTGCTGCAATGGCGGCGGTTGCAATTCTTTTGAATTGTTGCTTAACAGACAGATGGTCATTGCCAGATAAGAGTCTGGCAAACATAGCGGCAGCACCGATTAAAGGAACCAACCACCCTCCATTAAGAAACTCTTTTATAATAGATTTTTCAGGTTCCATGTTTAACTAATTACACTTTCTATAAAAAAAAGCCCCCCATGAGGGGGCTTTAATTTTGATTTTAATTTTAATGACTTGGTTTAGAACTTAAAAGAAACTCCCGCACCAACCGACCAGTCGTGCTCTAATGAATAAGCACTAGAAGAGTCAAGGTCATTATCGTTATAAGCCCCCTTAAGGAAGAGGGAAAGACCATTGTCAAGCTTATAAGTAGCTGCGATCCCCGCTTCTACTCCATCATATTCGTCAGCAATATGAGCTGCCGCAAAAGGAGTAATAGTAAGGCTCGCCACTGGAGTAGCAAAGTCACGGGAAACCATGATTTCTACCCCATAAGGACCAGACGAATCAGCTTCGTGCCACACCGTAGTCGTGAGGTCAGCGATATCATGAGAGTAAGTCAGCGCAAGACCAACCTCTTCCCAACCTCCATGAGAGGAATCAATCCTCTGGAGATGAATCCTAGCACCCAAACTTTGACCAAAAATCTCAACGGGGCGAGCATAAGCAACAGACCAGTCTTTTTCTGTATCGCCATCAACATCATGAAGGTCAACACCCACAGAGATATGCGCCCCTTCAACTGGAACGCCTACGAGGGCAGAAAAAGCAACAGAGTCTTCTCTCGTAGCTACGCCACGATGAGTCGATAAGTCGCTATAGGTAACGCTAAGCTCTGGAGAAACGCTCCCCAAGAGATCAGTGATAGCAACACCCGCGTTACCAAAAGCAACGCCCAGCACGGTTAGGAGACTAAACAATAGTGTCTTCATATTTTTGTATTATATTTGGTTTGTAACGATTGTCAATTTAATTTTTACACAATTCAAATTTTTAGATAACCTTTAAGACGGAGGCTGAGGGTCAGGCGGGGTCCAATCAGGACCACTCATGATTTCAAGTATCTCTGCATGGGTATAGGTAGTAATCCCATTAAATACCGCAGGCCTTTCGCCTTCGTATTTTAAGACAACCCTA